TCTGGATACATCTGGTTACACTTGGATACACTTCGCTGGGAAAAAATCGCTATATAGGAAAGTTGAAAGAGCCAATCACTTGGTATAGATTGTTGGACAACAACAACGGGGTGACCATGGGAAAGCTTGAAAAAAAGATCGAGGAGGAGCACGGTCGGACGCTGACCAACCGACAACGCACCTTCGCAAGGCACATTGTCGAGGGCATATACTCAAACGCCGAAGCAGCCCGAAAGGCAGGGTATTCTTCCGAGGTTGCTAGTGTTAGTGCGTCCAAGCTTCTCAATGGGCGAGATTACCCACACGTTTTGGAATATGTAACTGAGCTCCGAGAGGAGAGACAACGGCGCTATGGTGTCTCCACTATTGGTCAGCTTCAACGGCTGTATCAACTGTCAGCGGGTGCCGAAGAGGCGGGACAGTTTTCCGCGGCTATCAATGCCGAGAAGATCCGCTCTGCTTTGGGTGGTTTGACTGTCGATAGGCGGGAGCAGATCAACACCATAGATCAGATGTCACGGGATGAAATCACTGCCCGTTTGGCGGCGTTGCAAAAGCAATACCCGCAAGCTTTTGTGATAGAAGGAACAGCAAAGGATATTACACCAGATGAGCAAGGGCCCAGAGGCGAACTTTTGGAACTCACTGAGGACAAATCTTCCGAAAAAGTGCCTCGCGACAAGGATTGAAAACAAGCACGGAGGCGGGGTGCCTGATGTACATTTAGTATGGGACGGACTACCCTTTTGGATGGAATTAAAGGTAAGCAACTCTAACGCACTAAAACTCTCGCCTCATCAAGTCGCTTGGAATATGGCATATTGGGCTCGTGGCGGGGCGAATTTCTTCTTAGTAAAGAGGGCCAAGGAGCGTGATATACTTTTATTTAGGGGTGATAAGGGGCCAGAGCTTCTAGAACTGGGGTGCCTTGCGCCCTGCGCCCTGCGCGTTGACAGTCCTGCGGCTTTATTTGGGGCCCTGCGCCCTGTTTTGGAGGGTATCCTGCGCCCTGCGCCCTAGCCCTGCGCCCTAGCCCTGCGCCCTGCGGCTCTGTTGTCCGATATTATCGGACCTCGGACCGCGGTGCAAGCGCCAGGATCCTGGCGGACAAATAAAAAAGGGGCCGAAGCCCCTTTTGTTAGTGTTCCACAATCGCGATTGATTTTGCTAGGCTCGATCCCTTGCATAATTTGCAAGCGGTGCATTGAGCGCGGCGGCCTGCTTCTTTTGATGCAGGGCAAAGGGCCTCGTTCGCCTTGTCTAGGTCGCCTAGATCCGCGATGACTCGGAATGTCCGGTGTCCTTGTTTCCAATGCGCGACCGCTTGCGCGTGGTCGTCGGCGGATTGCATCGCGATGTCGGGACGGAATCCGGATTGGTGGCTATACGCGGTCCAAGTATCCGCTTCACTTAGAAGCTCGTCCCAAACGTGGGACGGGACCGCCGCGGGATCTCCGTATGTCCCGACGCGAACGAAACGACCGCGGCCCATGGCCCGAGCGGGCCCGTCTTTATATACGCCGCGCTGGAATGCTTTCCAAACTATCAAGACGCCTTGCCCCAAGTTAACATAGCAACGCCGCCCTTTTGCTTGCTTGCGTTGCGGGTCCGTTGTTACTTCGCCGCGCATGGTGCAATCGCCGCAAATTGAAAAGTCTGCGCCAGTCTTTGAAGCTTCAAGCGGGTTTGTGTCGCGGCACAAGATGTAAGTTTGCACGACCGTTCCGGTTTTAGTATTCCGGTTTGAATACGTCGCGATAACGACAATGGGTTTACCATCCAATAGGCTCGGCCCGTTGTAGATGATTGCGCTTTTCATGGTGTTTGTTTCCTTCTCTGTTGAATGCTTAGAGTTTATCAGATTGTAAGCGGCCTGCAAGTTTTATTTTTCCTATGCCCTGCGGCCCTGCGGCCCTGCGGTTTCCTATGCCCTGCGGCCCTGCGCCCTGCGGGTTTTCTGTTTTACTTTCGCAACGCCAGGGCGCGACGCGAAAGGGCCCCGAAGGGCCCTGGCGTTAGTCATATCCCCAGTCTTTAAAGAAGTCTTGTTCCATGTAACCGTAGAGATAGTCTTCTATCTGGGTTTTAGTCATCTTGTCTCGCTCGATCCGGGTTCCTTTGTACGTTCCCTCGGGCCAGTAATGCGGATCGACTAACCTACCATAGTAAGCATCTGCGCCGCCTCGATCTGCTGGATCACCATGTGCCATAAAAAATGGGCGGGCTTATCGGCCCGCCCCTCCCAAATTAAGATTGTTCCAAAATCCGCTCAAATCCGCGACGCGCTTCCTCGGCGGCTTCGCGCTTGAGCTTTTCTAATTTGCTCACCAGTTCTTTTGCGCGCCAGTTTTTACCGTCCGTGGTGTCCAGATCGCTCAAGCTGCTGATTAGGTTTTCGATTTCGCCCAGATCGATTTCGACTTGAACTTTTAGACTGGTTTCTGAAACGTAAGATTTTCTCATAACATCTTTCCTTTTTGAGATAGGCTTCATTGCCTATGACCTATGTTCGCATGTGGGGAACAACCAGTCAACAATTTTTATTTCAAAGTGACGCTACGTCACTTTCGCCCTGCGGCCTTGCCAAATTTTTACGAGCGAAGCGAGTGTCAACCCTGGGTGCTTGCGGCCCTGCGGCCCTGCGCCCCGAACGCCAAAGCCCTGCGGCCCTGCGCCCCGAACGCCAAAGCCCTGGGTGCTTGCGCACCCAGGGCCGAAGGAAAGAGGCTCATTAACCCAAGAGCCAGGGGATTCTTATGGGTTATCGAAGAGCATTGATCCGAGTGCGAACTGATACTGGTGTGCGTCCTAGTGATTGGGCAATACATAGCTCGATGACGTTTTTCTTTCCTCGCCCATCGAACTCGCGCAGCAGTCGCAGCAGCAAGTTATCTTCTTTTCTTTCCCAGGGTAGTGATACCCTGGGCCAGCCTCGTGTGCCTCGATTGTCATGCCATTGATTAAGGCTCGCAGCGGTAACTAGATCATCCGCATATGATTGTGCTCGCTGATAGTCGTCGTCATAAACGTAGCGCCATCCGCTTTCGATTGTGCTTGTGATTTCCATTACTCGCTCTCCCCGACAGAAACAGCGACAGGAAACGTCTGCTTAGTCTCGAGCATACAATCAATCGCAGCTACCTTAGCGTCTGTTAGTGTGTCATAGCTTTTATTACATAAGCTTTCGTGTACGCGTCCCACAAATATGAAACGGCCTGACGGCGCTTTGATGATAGTGGTAACTTTAAACATTGTTCTTTCCTTCCTTATAGAAAAGCCCCTGGCGCGTAGACTTCAGATATCGGAGCAGCCAGGGGCGGGGTTTGATTAGAGCATAGCCTTTAATTCAGTCTTGACGCGACGGGCGGTGTCTCCGCGCCATGTTCCAGCGTTCGCCAGAAAGTAACGCACGACTGATTTGCCGCTGTCGTAAATGTAATTGTCTTCTATGCTGTTGAGTGAGTGCATCGCGTCCAGATAAGGCGCTGCGCCGAAGTATACTTTCTTCCAGTCTTGTTCGATCTCTCGTGCGATTGAACTGATTGTGCGGGGGTATAGGCGTTCGCCTTCGTTTAGCTTGCGCACGATTTCATCATGTTCGTTCTTGGTGAAACCGCCAAACGCTGTTGCTGGTGAATTGTTACTCATGTTCTTTCCTTTCTAGTTGAACAAGTAGAGTGTAGCCCAGATGGTACTGGGCTACAACTCTTTTATGCAAGCTTGTCGAACTCTTTGATTAGTTGATCGTACATTTTCGCAGCTTCGTCGCGACGATCCGACATAAGCATCATCATCATGAACTCGAGCTTGAACTTGAGGCGGTTGCCTGTTGATTGCTCGATGGTTTGTGCTTCGTTTTCCATTGTTCTTTCCTTTGTTGAATGTGGGGGACCGTGGTCCCCCTGTTGAATTATACCAGTGTGAATTTCTTAACTGATGTTTCCTTAGCGTATTTCTTCCACACTGTCGGGCGGTTCTCTTTCCACCATGCCAGCGATGGTGCACTCATCCGAACCGTGTATGACCATGTAGCCCAGCTATTGGCTACCGCTGTGACGCGGAGCTCGTCGCGTTCTTTGGTGGCTGTTTTGATTTGAGCCTCAAGCTCCGCGATCCGTCCGAGTGTTTCGATCTTGTCCATTGTTCTTTCCTTTATTGACCGTAGCGTCCTGGCTACATCTATAGATGTAGAGCATAGATATCAGATAGTCAACACCTAAAATGCAATTAATTACAAGTTTTATCAATTAATTTCATCCATATGACGCCCGCAGCTCCGACGTTTGGGTGTTACTCCGCCCGCCCGCGCCCGCCCGCGTCGCGGGCTTCGACCCCCGCACCCCCCTTTTCGGGGGGTGCATCGTGCATATGCGGTCTATATACATGGTCCAGTAAAATCATTCGGGTATAATTTCATTGGACTTGTGTCCAGCACACAAGTACCAAGAAAAATCGCCCCTATATTTTCATTTGGGTTTGTTATAAACTGCGTTTTATGGCGGACCGTTATAGTATACCAGTTGAAAAATATATTCCTCCGAACTTGCGGGGTTTAGCTCAGGTTTTGGGTTTGGATGACTTATCGAACACGAACCCTTTTGTGGGTTTTATTCGTGGTCGAGATGCGATGTCTCGTGGAGATTATGTTGATGCGGCGATTGAGACGGCTGCTCCTGTAGCGGGTATGGGCGCAGCGAGGTTCTTTAAGCAGCCAGCGAAGGAAGGCTTGGCTTCGTTATTTGGGTTAGGTTCTTCGAAGGCGGATGTTGGTCCACAGGATGTTGATTTAATGGCGGAGGCGGATGTTGCTACTCTTGCTTCATACGACCGCCCAGACGTTATTAAAGACATGTTTTTAGACGACGAGTTCGCGGCAGATTTTTTAGGTGAGATCAGGAGCCCTAACGATATATCAGACGCGGCTCCGATGTCAGATGTTGCGGGTGTTCGAAATGTAATTTATCAGAAAACGCAAGACCGTTTGAAAGAGTTGCCTGAAACCATTACTGTGTACAGAGCAGGTCCTTTAAATGATCGTGACGGAATTTCTTCTTTTACGTTAAGCCCCTCTTATAATCCGGACTTAGAATTACCTTGGAACAAGGACCGAGGAAGTCCTAGTTTGGAAAGTTTTACCGTTCGCAAAGAAGATATTTTGGGTTCTCCTGATATTATTCGAGAGTTTGGAGAGTCAGAAGTGCTTATTCGTAATTCTAGTATTGTTCCTAAGTATGCGGCTGGCGGCTTAGTTTCTGGTCCTCGGTTCACGGGCCTTGGATCTTTAAAGCGGGAGTATTTGTGATGGAGCGGGATGATTTGGAGAAGTTGGCGAGATCGATGGCGGAGTCTCGTGGTATTGATCCTGATATATATGTTCGTTTGATTTCTCGGGAGAGTGGTTTTGATTCGACGGCTCGTAGTGAGAAGGGTGCATTGGGGATAGCTCAGATTATGCCAGACACGGCCCGTGATCCTGGGTACGAGGTTCGTCCTATTAGGGATCGTTTGGATCCTGTTGAGAGTTTACGATTTGGCGCTGATTATTTATCTGCGATGTTGGGTAAGTATGGTGGGAATTACGAGAAGGCTGTAGCTGCGTACAACGCTGGTCCTGGTCGTGTGGATCAGGGTGGTGGTTTGCCTCGTGAGACGGTTTCGTATGTTGATTACATATTGGGACCGACTCGTGGTCCTCGGTCTGACGGGGAGTTTGAGGTTGCGGAGGTTCGTCCTCGTGCTCGTCCTGAGAAGGAAGACGGGGTTCGTCCTCGTGCTCGTCCGGTTGATTTTGAGATTCCGGTTGTTTCGGATCCTGAATTGATTCCTGCTCGTCCGTTTATCAGGCCTCGGACCTTGGGCCGTGCGGTTGAGAATCTGGGCGTTGCTTCATTGTATGATTTTAGTTAGAATGCGTTTATCTTTGTTGTGAGGGGAAGATAGTTATGAGAAGTCCTGCGGTGTATCAAGGTGGTGGTGGTAGTTATTACGGTGGGTCTAATTCGTATGGTGGTGGTCTTGGTGGATTTTTTGGGTATGGTGGTTATCAGCAGCCTTCGATGAATCCGTTTGATCCGAAGGAGTTTGCCAAGAGTTTGGGCATGGACAAGGAAGATCGTCAGCGTTTTGTTCAGGATTACAAGAGTGATCCTAGTCAGTTTGGTGGATTATTTGATAGTCCTATGGTTTCGAGTGGTGGGATGTTTGATTCGTCTGCGCCTATTGAGTCACGGGTTGGAAGTTTAGAGGACGCGGTTCAGGATCAGATGCAGCCTCCGCAGCAGCTTGGTGGTATGATGCCCGGTTATGGAATGGGTATTATGCCGTATGGTGGGTATGGCGGATCGATGCCACAGATGATGGGATTTTATTAATGGCGGTAATTGTAGGCAAGGACGGCAAGGTACGACAGTTTAATGTTGATCGTGGTTCTCCTCCGTTTATTCCGGATGATCGTCGGCCGTTTATGAATCCGGATGATCGGCCGTTTAAAGAAGATCGTCGGCCGTTTAAAACGGATGATCGGCCGTTTAAAGAAGATCGTCGGCCGTTTATTCCGGATGTTCGGCCTTCTGCGATTGAGCAGCCTCCACGCAGTACTGACATTATGGGTCAGCCTCACATGCTTTCGTATATAACTCCTGATGAGGCGACGTTGTTGATGGAGCAGGGTGGTATGGGCATTGAGGGCCCGATGGGTATTCCTGCATTTCCTCCCGGCGACAGCGGGTATGGCAGCGGTGAGGGGACTGGTATCGACGAAGACGACGAAGACGACGACACTACTGGCGATACTGTTGAGGAAGCATATACTGGCGACACTACTGGCGGTACTACTGGCGGAGGGCCCTATGACGGCCCGGGGCCTGCCCCGAACAATCCGTCCACTCCTCCTTCTAGCGGTTCTAACGACGACGACACTGGCAGCAGCACTGGCGGTACTACTGGCGGAGGGCCCTATGACGGCCCGGGTCCCGCCCCGAACAATCCGACC